GAACAATGAATCTTAACCGGCGGGAGCGCGAGTTCCTCTGCAATTTCAGCATTCTTAATTGCGCCTGCCTGCTCCAACGTTTTACCCTTGACCCATTCGGTGACAAGTGAGCTCGAAGCGATCGCCGACCCACAGCCATAAGTTTTGAATTTCGCATCTTTGATAATTCCATCCTCTACACGGATTTGCAGTTTCATTACATCACCGCAGGCCGGAGCACCCACCATGCCGGTACCTACGTTGACGTCGCCCGCATCCATTTTGCCCACGTTTCTGGGATTTTCATAGTGATCAATTACTTTTTCTGAATAAGCCATGATTTAACCTCTTTACATAGTATAACACATCTAACTACATAGTCAAGTCAAATATTTATTTTGGTCTTGACTTGTCGAAATTGATCCAGGCAACGATCTACAAAATCTTGCTTGATGGTTGGCAACTGATTGATGTTATGATCAAATCTTTTTTTATGTTGACGCCAGAGAGATTTGAGTTCTTCTGGTTGTGTCAATAAGTCATGATTGAGATCAAACAAGGCCTTGAGCCGCTGATAAGGATCTTGGATACTGTCATAGGAGTGATCAAGCACATCGTCAAACATGTCAAATCCACGCTGTTGCATGAAAGCAATGGTTCCTGGATTGGCCAAAATCAAAGGAAAGTTTTTACCAAATATGCACTGCCAAGTTTTTTCTGTGATAAAAATGTAGGGGTCTTGAAACGTGGTGTTGCTGACTATTTCTAAGCAGGTGTGTTTGAACTTGGGCAACAAGTGAATTTTGTAATTGATCAAGTTATCAGTGGTATTCAAGGCAAATGCATTACGCATTTCGTGATTGATTTCAATGTCCCCAGCAAGAATGCGTTGCCAGCCCTGATCTAGCCACTTGCGTTCACTGGCACTCATTTCATAAGTGGCTCCATGATAATAGTGTTGTCTTTGTTGGCAATAATCATAGATTCGTTGACTCAAGGTCACGGTTCCGTGAGTGTGTAAATTTTTGTTTAACACATAGCACAAGGCCGTGATTCTCAAGGTGCTGGGCGTGTTGTTTAAAAAAATCCAAGGCTTGCCAAGGTCAAAGTTTTTTTCTTCACACACAGGGAAATAGTGCAAGGTATCACAGTGCCAGGGAGGTAATTCCACCATGTGCAAATTGGCCTGTTCAACCAAGTTTCGTAGTTCAAAATTGTCAGTAAAAACTACAAACTGCTTGTCTGGATGTGCCGCACAGGCTTGCTCTAGTTCACACAACGCAGTTGGTCTGTGATCCTTGTGCCAGTTGTGTTCCAACAACGAAATCATGCAATCTTCAATCATTATCAAGACCACATCGTGCTTGTAGTCTAGATTGCGCAGTACATCTTTTGTGGGCGTATTGCCCCAGGGATTCCAGGTTGTGTAATAAATTTCATGAGGAACCTGCAACATGTCTGAGCAAGTGTTGGCTATTTGCCGGTTCAAAGGTGTTATGCCAGTGGCAAAGCCTTTGGCCAATATCTTTATGTCTACCATAGTCTAATTATTGTACTGCGGTCGTTTACTGTTTCATGCCACGTTTCATGGCTGCTTTAGCGGATGCGGCCACAATGTCTTGTGCTCGATTCACTGGCATTGCAGTTGGTCCTGTAGTGGCACCTTTGAATGTGATCATGTCACTGTTGGGATCCAAGGGTTCAAGTACGTTACTGAGAGGCGGTTGCGCTATTACATCTGCCAGATTGGTGGGGGTAATGTTTACTTTTAGATCTTTAGCAAGACCAATAAAGGCAGCTTTTGATATTTGTTTTTGAGCATTGGTATCTCGAGCACGACCATCAAGAAATTTTACCAGGCCCAGCAATTCTTTTGTATTGGGCAGTGCTGCGCCAGATTCTACTTCGTCAAGGCGCATTTATCTGCGTGCTCGTCCCAATGCACCTTTGCCACCTGCGGCAGGTTCCTCAGGTTCCTCTAGGGGAGGTTCTTCGGCACCGAGTTCAGCACCGAGTTCAGCACCGGCTTCAGCACCGGTATCTGCACCAAGTTCGGCACCGGCTTCAGCACCGGTCATTGCGGCATCCAGAGCCGGAGTAGGTTGTGCCTGTCCAGTTACCACGCCCAGAGCCTGTTCTAACTGCTGTTTGGCGCCTTGTAAGTTCTGCACTAAGCCAGCCAGTGCGGCACTTGCATCAGTGTTGAATTGTTGTGCTTGATCAATCCCCACTTGATTTTTGATTGAATCAACCAAGGCTGGCAGTTCTTTGAACTGTAATTCTGTTGTATCTTCCAACATGCCTTGCATTTTATCCACAAGGTCCTGTGCGGCCAAGACCACTTGAGCCTGTTGTACTTCGCTTTCTTTCACAATGCGCAGAGCTTTTCGTAATTTGCTTTCGGTCTTCATTAGGGCAGCGCCAGCCACTAGTTTTTGTTCTTCGGGATTCAGACTCTGGCCTTTGGCACTTTTCTCCAAGGCAGCCTTGAGCTTGGGATCTTTGACTGTGGACACAGCCTGTTGTGTTTGTTGCTGAGTTGTAGAAGCTGTAGCTGGCTGATCGAATTCAGCCAGTTTTGCACACAGAGCCTTTTCCATGACCACTAGTTTCAAATATGAAGGATTTTGTTCACTGCGATGGCGCTCAACTGTGCTTTGATGTTCGGTGATTAGATCACGCACACGTCTGAGCATGTTCACTGTTTGATTTTCTGTGAGTTGTTCCACAGTTATACGTGACCCAAAATAGCTCTCAAATACCTGAGCAATTTTCTGCGTTGGGTTAGGCGCGGCTAGTTCTTGCAGTTTCATTTGTGAATCCTTTAGTCTGTAAATATTTAGCATAACCAATACATTTGTCAAGCTCGCGATTGATGCTGGTTAGGGTTTCTTGTTTGCTGGAAATCTTTAGAAACACAGTTTCTCGGCTGTTTGCGTCCTGCATGCGTTCGCCCAGTGTGCGTCGTGTGTGTATGTCACTGTGTAGGCTTTGTTTTTTTTGATCTAGTGCTATGATTCTGTTGGCCATCATATAGTTGCCATTGTTGTCCACTATGCACCAGGTCATGGCATGTCGCTTGTTCATAAAACAGTGAATCATGTCTGAAAAATCTCTAACTTCCACACCGTGTTTGGTGGGTTTGATGTTGTATTTGCCAAATGCTATGTAGCCACCGTTGTCGTCGTCAAATATGGCTCGATCAAGGTTTTTTATGAGCTCGCGTTCGGCCCACTGCTCAAACTTTTGTTCTTGATTCATGTAATCACGTAGTGAGTGATAAGATATATGGTTGTGGCCACTAATGCGCCAATTATACCCACTCCCCAATTTATCAGCCTATCGGTGTTTTTTTCCGTCATTTTTTGGATCATGTCATGTAATTCACGCAACAATCCCATGGAGGTCTTGTGATCGTCGTCTAATTTGTCCAAACGATGTTCTAAATTATTGTAACGTTCAGCGCACAGTTCCACATGTGCTTCTAAACTTTTCTTTTCAATACTGGTGGATTCAGCCATAATTTTTTCCCTTCAATTATTTACCAGACGAAACCAAATATTTTGTTCACTACCAGACACACACAAAAATGGGGACAATTCTGTGGGTTCGTCAAGATTCACAATCATGGGCACATTGTGGCAGTCCTGATACAAGGCACTGAGGTCTGTAATGTCACCTGTGCTGCTGTAGATACCTTCTGTGGCTGTTTCAAATTCAAAACACCAATGGCCTTGATCAAGAACCGGTGTCTGTGTCACTGTGGGTTGTGTGCGTAGGCTTATGATTTGCAACAGAGTTTCCCAATTGCGTTGTTGGTTTCTAGAACGGTTCCATTCGGTTTGATTGCGAATGTCCTGACCTGCACGATCTTGAAAGGGTATTTGACTGGGTCTAAAATGCCCGGTGACACCCGTGGCCTGACAGTCAAATATGGTACGACATGCGATCTTCATTGTGTGATATTTAACGGCAAAGAAAAACCCTGGATTTTTTACATCCAGGGCTGTCTTTACAAACTAGTTAGATTAGTTTGTGAATGTTGCGCTTTGAGCTGTGGTAACAGCATAACCTAGAGCGGCTGTCAAAGCAACGTCTAGATCGCCAGTGTTAGCAAAATCCCAAGCACCAGTTGGGTATGTAGCCACAGCCAATGTTGCTGTGTTAGAGCTATTGGTTGTGAATTCATACATAGCGATTGTAGCTTTTTGCTGAATTGTCTGAATAGCGATTGCCAATGAGCTACCGCTAACAGTTGCGTTACCTGTAAATGTAACTGTACCAAAGTCAAGCTTTGGGCCTGCTACGTTAACTGTAACACCGCTGGTTACTGTGTTGATACCGGTGTTATAACCTGCACCTGGTGATGTGGCATTAACGCCTTGATCCATTACCACTACTGGTTGAAAGTCACCACTTGTACGTGTAAATACGGCCATTTTAATTCTCCTTAATATGTGGGCTTCTAGCCCTACACTTATTTAGCCTTTTGGTAAAAATCCAGGGGTTATGGGTTGTTTCTGGCTCGATTTCTAGCAGTAAAATCAAAGCGATTTACTGCCTTGGCATAGCCCTGTGGTGTGGCCATGACCCAGCCTTCGTTGCCCGGGCTCTGCTGATCCAGTTGCTGTAGTAGATCCATCTTTAAGTCGTGTAGCAACAGGAACAGTGTAAAAGCCGCTGCCATGCCCTCGGTGTTGGAACTGGGGCTTTTCAAGTACTCTACAATGTTGTTGAATTTTCTTGGGGTCACACGGTGTTGTAACCAGTCGCCAAAGCCACTCAACAAGTTGTCAAAATTGCCAGTGGGGATTCTAGCATTGATATAATCTACGCACAATTTGGCCAAGTCTGTGATCTGCTGGGCACGCAATTCTGCAGGGTTAAACAATATATCTATGGCCTGACCTTTGGTGCGCAACAAACCGCGTATTTCTTTTATTAGTTGTTGATTGAGTTGTACTTCTTTGCCAGCTATGGGTTCCAACAACATTAGGCCAGGTATGTCATTGAATTTTACTCGACTCAAGGGCTGGCGTGGTTCTCCGATGTCTCCATACATGCTGTGCATGGCAATGCCTATGTTGCTGGCACCAATGCGTTTGCCCAAGCTGGACTTGGCAGGAATACGATATTCTACTGTGTTGGGCTGGAACACATAATTGCC